TGATGCACTAACTGCTGAAAGAGAAAGATTCTTTTATGCAATTGGAGTAGGTAAAAACGCTAAATTCTTGACAGGATGGTTAAACAGGCTAAACGATTATCGCTTTACATTTCGACCTTAATTATTTTAGGTTCGTGTTCCGCTAATTATCACGTACTACGTGCAATCAAAAAAGGTTACAGATGTGACGAAACTAGCGATACAATACAAGTTTCGACAATAGACTCAATTCCGTACGTTCTAAGAGACTCAATTTATTGGGAGAAGGTAATTGTTCAGAAAGATACGATAGTGCGTTACAAGCGTTCCTACGTGCCTCAAACGAGATTTCAGACACGTATTGAATATAAGTACAAAACAAAATACATCAAAGCGGAAGCTCAAAAGGTAAAATATCAAAATAAATACATCACAAAGACAAAAGTTAATTGGTTATTCGTAATATTGGCATTTATTGTAGGATTCCTAGTTAGGTTGTCCTTAAGTGAAACCTTCAGAGGTAGGTTACAACTTTTCACTAAACTATTCAGATGAGTAAACAAAGTAGATTCAGATTACAAGAAGACGAAATAGAAATATTAAACTCTTACAGAGCAATTAAATTAGAATCTAACGGACTTGGATTAGACGATAAAGATGTCAAACACGGATGGTTAAAATCTAAAAATGCATCATTGTTCTTTAAAAATCCGAACTTTAAAGAAACTGAGGAGATAAACTACAAAGAGCTGCAGGATTTAATCTTGAAAGACATCAAAGACTTTAAACCAGAGTATCCTACCATCTTTCGTAATCCATCAACAGACGGACACTTATTAGTAGTAGATCCTGCAGACATTCACATCGGTAAACTTTGTGATGCTTTTGAAACAGGCGAAGACTACAACAATCAAATAGCAGTTAAACGAGTTAAAGAAGGCGTTCAAGGAATACTAGATAAAAGCTCAGGGTTTAACATAGACAAAATATTATTCATTGGAGGTAATGACATCTTACATATTGATACTCCTAAAAGACAAACTACTGCAGGAACTCCACAAGATACGGATGGAATGTGGTACTCTAATTTTCTAATCGCAAAACGTTTATATGTTGATATCTTGGAAACTTTGTTATCTGTGGCTGATGTTCATTTTACTTTCAATCCCAGCAATCACGATTATACACACGGCTTTTTTCTTGCAGACGTTATACAAACTTGGTTTAAAGATTGTGATAATATTACTTTTGATTGCTCTATTGCTCATCGCAAGGGGTACTTATATGGAAAGAATCTAATAGGAACTACACACGGAGATGGAGCAAAACACGGAGATTTACCTTTATTGTTAGCTACTGAGTTTCCGCACGAATGGAGTATTAGTAAGCACAGGTACGTTTACACACACCACGTTCATCACAAGACATCCAAAGATATTATGTCGGTTTGTGTAGAATCTCTTAGAAGTCCTTCAGGAACTGATTCATGGCACCATCGCAACGGGTATCAGTATTCCCCTAAAGCAGTAGAAGGATTCCTGCATCACAAAGATTTTGGGCAAGTTGCTAGATTAACTCACATCTTTTAGTATATTTGCAACTCATAGTTTTTAGGTTTTAGTTAGAGGGGTGTCGAAAGGCATCCCTTTTTTCATGCTATAACCTGATAAAATCGGATTTCAGTAAGGGTATAACCTGATACGTCAAGTTTATGGGACTAATAACTTGTCTTATGACGGATAAAAGCAACACGTTTTATACTTTATAACGTATAATTACGTGAATTTCCTATACATTAAGTAGTTTTCACGTATAGTTTTACCTAGTAAAATCAAGTATTTTAAAAATAATTGTAAATAAATGTAAAATAATTGTTCATAACTGAAACCTTATGTTTATATTTGCATATAAGTAATTCAAATAACAAACTTAAAAGCTATGAAAAAACAAGAAATGATTGCCGTAATGATTGCAGAAGAAAAGCAACTATGGAAAGAAATGATGGAGTGTATTGACAAACTAGGAATGCGTGACACTATTACAGATTTTGCAGTTGCAAGATGGTCAGCTGTAAATAAACTAGTATGTAAACTTAGAGGACTATGAAAAATTTAACCGAATCACAACGTGACGCTATGGACACGTTAGTACCAGTAGCTTTGTTTTGGGTTGTTATGTACTTCTTTTTATCTACACAACCAAACTATTGCCAAACCAATAAAGCACCGCAAAACGTAAAAAAACAAACCCAATCGCCTGTATTAGAGAAATACGGAGAACTAATAACTAAAAACAAATAAGATGAACAAATTTGAAATAACAGACTATACGCTTTCGGCTTTCCATATGCACTTGGAATATGTGTACGAAGAATATTGCTACGAGGTTCTTTGCGACTTTGACTGGTCAGAAGAATGCACAAGTCATTACACAGACTTTACTATCACTCCGTTGTCAGGTACGTTTTTTCACGAAACTACGGACGAAACAGGAAGCATTGAAATCACGGACGATTACAAGCAATGGTTACAAGACAAAGTAAAAGAATACAGAAATCAAACTCTGTGGTTTCACAACGAAGCATTCGAGAAGATGCAGGATTTAGAAACAGAAGAATTTAGTAATTGGGCGAACTATGGTATTTAAACTACAACGGATGATCAAGTTCTGGACGAATAAGTCATCGCACGAAACAATAAGAGGAAGTTTTAATGAGGAACTTTACAGGAGAATATGTGAAATCAAATTTAATCAGACGTTATGAAATACAAACTAACATACAAAATAGGAATAGCTATAGTTCAAGAATGGATATTTACATCCAAGAGTTTAGCATACTGGAAAAAGAGGGATCTAATCGAAACAGGCAGATTCAATATGGGTAGTTTTAAAATAGAAGAATTTAAATTTTAACGCAATGAAAAACGATTTAATCGAACGAGTAACGTACCTGATAGAACGAGACGAACTCAACAAACGCAACAGACGAAAGCATAACATCTACAAGAAATGTTTTTTAATGAACCAACTACGAAAAGAAGAACTAACATATCAAGAAATTGGTTTGTTTTTTAATCAGAATCACGCATCAGTAATTCACAACATCCAAACGCATAAAAACTTAATGCAGTTTAACTCCGAGGAGTACCTCGAAGTGATCAGGGAGTATATGACGTTCCTAGTTGATTCTAGATACATTCAGCAACCTAGAGATATCTATGACGATGTGTTAGCTTGTCGAAGTCTTTACAAGCTCTTACGTGTAAAAAGATGGATTGAAGAAGGTAGATATAATAATTTACAAGAAGAAGCAACTTTATTGGAATAGAAACGTTATATTTGTACAGGTGTTGCAGACCTTTAAAAAAAATTATTGAAAGTCCATTAGGGAGTAGTGCTGCAACCACGAAACTTAATGGGCTTTTTTATTGCTTAAAATGTTGCAGATGAGCGGATGGATTAAATTAGACAGGGAAATTACTTCCCATTGGATTTTCAAAGATTCTTGGAAATTTAGAAATTGGATTGACTTACTTACATTAGTTAATCATTCAGAACAAAAGGTAAATATTAAAGGTACGGTCATAACTTGTAACAGGGGAGAAACCTTGTGTAGTTTAGATACGTTTGCAAGACGCTGGAATTGTGATAAATCTAAGGTCAGACGTTTTTTCAAGTTGTTACAAGATGATTCAATGATTGTATTAAAATCGGAACACATAACGACACGCCTAACTATCTGTAACTATGATACTTATCAAGGTGAGAGAAACGCAGATGAAACGCAAACGACACGCAAACGACACGGAAGTGACACGCAAACGACACCAAACAAGAATGATAAGAAAGAAAAGAATATATTATTCGAAGATTTTTGGACTTTATATTCTAAGTCAGTTGATAAGCAGAAGTGCTTAGATAAATTTGAAAAGTTATCAGATGAAGAAATAAAATCTATATTTGAAACTCTGCCGTTTTATATTATTCAAACACCTGATAAAACATATAGAAAAAATCCTTTGACTTATCTAAACGGAAAATGTTGGAATGATATTGATTTAAGCAAACCACAAATGATAAATAATGTTCTACCTAACGAAATTTGGGAATAATGTACAAAAGACTCACAAACGTAAACAACGAACTTTTTGATATACGCTTACAGAAAGACGTAAGAGGAAAGTCAATAGGTTGGGATTGGGATATTCTACCTTACACAATAAAAGAAGGTTGTACTACATATATCGGTTCTGCTCCTGCCAGTGGAAAGACAGAGCTTTGGTTTGAGATACTTATTAATCTTTCGTGTTTACATAATTGGAATCACGTAATTTTCTCTCCAGAAACAGGTAATAGTGCAGAGATATTTGCAGAGCTATGTTACAAGTACGTTGGTAAACCTTACGTTCAAGGACAGAACTCAATGAGTAACTCAGAACAGATAGTTGCTGAGATGTTTATCAATGAGCATTTTATTGTAATTGATCCCATTGACGAAGATTTAACCATTACTAAATTTTATGAATTGGTGGATGAAATCGAAAAAAAGGAAGGAATGAAAATTCACACGACTACTATTGATCCTTGGAATGAATTAACGGAGGAGTTTTTACCTAGCGACTTAGGTCGTGAAGATAAATATCTTAGTAGAATTTTAGGAACGGTACGAAAAAACGCAAGAAAAACAGGTAGACATAACTGTGTAATAAATCACGTTAGAGACCAACCGATGGTAAGCTCAAAAACAATAGCAGGAACTGACATTAGTTACTTTCCTATGCCAAGTGCAAGAGACTTTGCTGGAGGACAAGTTTGGTTTAGAAAAGGACTAAGCGTTTTAATACCTTGGAGACCTCCTTACGGATTATTAGACTCAGAAGGTAGAGGAGCAGAGAAAAATGAAGTACATTTAAAAGTTGCTAAGAGTAAACCTAAAGGCGTATCAAAAAACGGAGTTTACAAAATGTTCCTAGATTTAGATAAATATCAATACTATATGCTAGATTATAAAGGCAACCGTATCTACGCTAACCGTACAAAGAAACTACCTGAACAAAAGAATCTTACAATGACAGAGCAAAAGTTAAACGCTATTCACGCTAACAAAGATTTCTAATGAAAACAAGTAATAACGTAATATGTGCGACAAGTGCAGGTTTGACTTCTGTAATGATGGCTATTAAGTTTCAAGAATGGTATCCAAATACGAAAGTAGTTAACGTGTTTTTAAATACGGGAAAAGAAGACATTCGTAGTCTTGAATTTATGAACGAATGCGACAAACACTATAACTTAAATTTAGTATGGTTAGAAGCTGTTATCAATCCAATGCGAAACAAAGGAACGGAATACAAAGTTACAACCTTTGATAAACTAGATAAGGACGGACTTATGTTTGAAGAAGGTATAAAAAAATACGGAATACCTAGCAGAGTAAATAAATGGCGCAACAGAGAATTAAAGTTAGAACCATTAAAGAAATATGCAAATGATATTTTTGGCGTTGATAATTGGTCTTTAGCTTTAGGAATGCGAACAGATGAAATAGATAGGATTTCAGAAAAGTATTCTGAGAACAATACATTTTACCCACCATTTGAAAATAAAGTTGATAAAATAGAACGTAACAAATTTTGGAAAGACCAACCGATTAAATTAGAAATCAAAGGATACGAGGGTAATTGTGATTTTTGCTTTGAAAAGTCTAAACGTAAAAGAATGACAATAGTAAAAGAAAATCCTGCAAAAGTAATTTGGTGGGATGAAATGGAAAAGAAATATTCACTAACTGAAATAGAAGGAAAAGAACAGTACAATTCTATGGTTCTAAACGGAGGCGCGTATTTTGGTAGATTAAACGAATCAGTGAAACAAATATTAAAAGACTCAGAAAAACCTTTTGCAAAGGCAACGGACGAATATATTTACGAAAATGATTTGTTTGATTTTGAAACAGATTGCGGAAAAAGTTGTAATGTTGAATTTTAAATAAACACGATATGGACATAGGATTAAAACTACTTTACATCAAAGGATTGATTCAAAAGAACATTTGGAAAGTAAAGCTAACAAGAGAAGAGCTGCAGGAAAAGAGACCTGAAGCAGAAGCGTATATCAACGGAGCTAGAGATACTGAGAACGACTTAAAACAGGTGCAGTTAGCAATAGTAGAACTTGAGACAGAACTACGCTTACACGGACGAGAAATAAACCGTTGTCTGCATATAAACGGAGAATTAAAGAAAAGAATTGAAGAACTAGAACACGAACTTAAACACAAAAACGTAGAGTTATGAGAAAAGAAAAAAAGTTAGTTGCATTAGCAGTAATATTACCTGTATTAGCAGACTTCATTGACGAGTTAAACGATCAATCAATATTCAAACAGGATTTAAAGCGTAAAGCAAATATGCTATTACACGAAATAAGACGAGTAGACAACCAAGTATTACAGGTATACTGAGACAACCGAGAGGAAATCTACGAACAACAGGTAGACTTGCAGATTAGATTCCGTCAATTTGTAGAATCAATAATTGTAGACTGATGAAAGTTCTAGAACTTCACGCAGGTAGCAGATCAATAGGCAAAGCAGCTGAATCTTTAGGGATGAATGTTTTTTCTGTTGACTGGACTAATTACGAAAATATTGATTTAGTCATTGACATTGAATAGTTAAATCCTATGGATATTCCTTTTATTCCTGACATAATTTGGACATCACCTGATTGCACAACTTATTCAATTGCTGCCATTAGTCATCATAGAAATGGAACTATCCCTGTAAGTGATTACGCTAAAAAATGCGATGCAGTAAATTACAATCAAATTAGGTTGATTAATTATTATTTAAGACTGAATCCTAACTTAAAATTTTTTATTGAAAATCCACGTGGAATGATGCGAAAGATGCCATTTGTCAAAGCTATAGATAGAGTAACAGTTTGGTATTGTCAATATGGAGATGACAGAGCAAAACCTACAGATATTTTCACCAATCATTTATTTAGTGTATTTAATCCAGATGGGTGGATTCCAAAACACGAATGCCATAACGGAAACAAAAACTGCCATCACGAATCCGCACCTAGAGGATCTAAGACAGGAACACAAGGCAAAAAGGATAGTTACAATAGAAGTAAAATACCCGAACAATTAGCACTAGAGATTTTAAAAAGTTGTCAAAATGAGATGTAAAAACTGCAAACAAAAGTTTGAGCCTATCAGATTTAATCACAAATACTGCTTACAAGACGAATGTATTAGAGCTTTTGTGGCAGAGGTCAAAGAGAAAACTTGGAAAGAAACAAAAACACGAATGAAAACAGATCTAAAAACCACACAGGATTGGTTAAAGGAAGCTCAAACGATATTTAACAAGTACATAAATTTGAGAGATAAAGGATTACCTTGTGTCTCTTGTGGTAAACCAATCAAAGGCAGAGTGAATGCTTCTCACTTTTGGAACGCAAACAATCACCATAACGTAAGATTCGATGAAGACAATGTACATTCAAGCTGCATCACCTGCAATCAATTCTTATCAGGTAACTTGTTGGAATATAGAACAAGGTTATGTTCTAAAATCGGACAAGAAAGATTTGATCAACTAGAAGCAAAAAGACACGTCACAAAAAAATGGACAAAAGATGAACTAAAAAATATTATAAAAAAATATAAAGATTTAGTGCGAGAAATGAAATAATGTTATATCTTTGTATAAACAAAAACCAATTTATTATGAAACATTTATTTAAGTCGTTGGCTGCGTTCCAACAAGAAGTACCAGTGATCCACAAAGCTACACAAGGCTATGGATATTCTTATTCGGACTTACCGAAGATTTTTAGCGTTATCAATCCATTGCTAAAAAAACACGGATTAGGATTCACTCAGTTAATTAACGAAGGAGATGTCTTGACGATTCTATTCCACGTTGAATCAGGAGAGCAGATACAAAGCTCTACAAACATCCCTCAGAACGTACAACTCAAAGGAATGAACGACTTCCAAGTTTTAGGTTCTGCAATCACTTACATTCGTAGATATGCTATCAGCTCAATGCTAGGATTAGTTACTGACAAAGATACTGAT